CACCAAAACGCAAAACTAAAGGCGAATAAACATGGGTTGGTTTGATAAATTCCGCAAAAAAACGCTGAGCCCTGTGAGTACCGGCGGGTGGCGGTCTATTATCAGCGAACCTTCTCAAGGGGCATGGCAGCAAGGAAAATCCGTATCGCGTGAAGATATTTCCAGCTTTTTCGCTGTTTTTGCCTGTATTTCCAAAATCTCACAAGATATTAGCAAGTTGCCTTTGTTGACCAAAACGCAAAAGGATGGCGTTTGGACGTCCAGCGAGGTCAAAGGCTTTGATTTTTTAAAAAAACCCAACCACTATCAGACGTGGCAGCAATTTTTAGAGAATTGGCTGAATTCAAAGCTGTTCTCAGGCAATGCGTATATTTTTATCGATAAAGACATGCGCGGAAATATAAAAGGCTTTTATGTGCTCAATTCTGAGCGTGTGATGCCTTTGGTTGATGATTCGGGTGGGGTTTACTACCAGATCAAGCGAGACAATCTGAACAACGTCAATGTGGAAAATACCACTTTGCCGTCAGAGTACATCATCCATGATCGATGGAATTGTTTTTATCATCCACTGGTTGGTCTGCCGCCGATTGTCGCGTGCTCCGTGGCCAGTGAAAATGGCTTGCAGATTCAACGCACCAGCAATCGGTTTTTCAAAAACCGCGCGATGCCATCGGGCGTCCTGACGGCTCCGGGGCATATTGACGAAGAGTCCGCTAAAGCGCTGAAATCTCGATGGAAAGAAGCTCATGGCGGCGAAGAAATCGGCGGCACAGCGGTTTTGGGCGATGATTTGAAATATCAACCGATTGCCATGACTGCGGTTGACGCGCAATTGATTGAGCAGCTCCGATTATCGGCTGAGATTGTCTGCTCCACGCTGAAAATGCCCCCGTTTTTGATTGGCTTTGGCGCGTTGCCAAACGGCATGAAGGTATCCGATTTAAACGAATTGTACTACTCCAGCTGCCTACAAACGCTGATCGAGGCCATCGAAAACCTACTTACCACAGCGACCGGCGCGGCAGAGAAGGGCGTTAGCGTCGAATTTGACCTTGAAAGCCTGATCCGTATGGACGCAATGACGCAAATTGAGATTTTAGAGAAGGGCGTAAGCGCCGGTTTGCTCAAAATCGATGAAGGCCGCGAAAAACTTGGGCGAGGCAAGGTTGTTGGTGGCGATACGCCGTATTTGCAGCAACAAAATTACAGTCTTGCAGCGCTGGCAAAGCGCGATGCTCAAGAAAACCCGTTCACAAATAACCCGCAAGGAATGACGGCAGAGCAGGCCGCCAAACACCTGTCGAAACTATTGGAGGTGGCGGCATGAATGAAGAAATGCTCCACGCATTAGCAAATGTCATCAAGCAAGCGGTCAATGATGCGGTCAACCCTTTGCAACAACGCATCAAAACGCTGGAATCTGCACCAAAAGTCGTTTACTCCGGTGTTTATGAAGCCGAGAAAGAGTATCAAGCGGGCGAAATGGTAACCAACAACGGGTCTGTCTGGCATTGCAATGTAAAAACCATGCAAAAGCCCGATGGTAGCAATACCGACTGGACGCTGGCGGTGAAAAAAGGCAGGGACGCGAAATGAGTTTATTGACCTTAGAAGAAGCCAAACTCTATCTTCGGTATGAGCATAACGCCGATGATGCGGAAATTCAGTCATTGGTCGATGCGGCTGAAACGGTCATCAAAAAACACGTTGATGCCAGCAAATACAACGAAACAAACGCCAGTTTGAAACGAGCCGCCAAACTGCTGATCGGCTATTGGGACGAAAACCGCAGCGCTGAGGCTGATGGCAATTGGCATCTGCCGTCGGCTGTTTTGGCTATTTTGACCCCATACAGGACGCCAGTGGCGGTATAGGAGCCTCTATGAAATACACAGTACAAAAACAACATGAAGCCGAGCGCATTTATCTCGAAGGCGATGTACGCGAATTGGATGAACTAACTGCTGCATCTTTATTGGCAGCGGGCTATTTGTCACCGGTGACCAGCCATGAGTCGGCCTCAAGCTCGGTAAAAGCAAAGTCGGTCAAAAATGAAGCAAACGATTAAAGCGGGCGATCTGCGCAACCGCATTCAAATCATGCGGCCAGAGTCCATCATTGATGAGTATGGCGCGACCACAAAAGGCTATGTGCTATTTGCGACGGTTTGGGCGAATGTTCGGCATTTGTCTGGCTCTGAAACGATCAAAGGCGATGCGGTGGCGGCCAAAGTCAAGGCCAGCATACGCATTCGTTATCGCAGCGACGTGACGGACGCCATGCGAGTGGTCTGTGATGGTCGGACGTACCAAATTAAGGCGGTCATGCCGGATGTCAGTGGCCGTGTGTTTACTGACTTGGTGTGCGAGTGGGGGCAGTGATATATGCGATTCGAGGTTAATTTATCCGACATTCTGGGCGAATTAGAAGAAATCGATCAAAACATTGGTCGTTCGGTCAAGCCTGCGGCGTACTTTGGGGCGCGCCTGGTGCGCGATGAAGCGATTGAGCAGGCTCCCATGAGTGCCAAAGCACACATATTTCGCTCTGGCCGCTTGAATAAAGCCACAGGGAAGTTTATGTGGAATGGGCAAGAATACCTATACTATCCTGGTGATCTAAAAAAAAGCATCTATCTTGCGCAGACTAAAGAAGAAAGCATTGATGGCCAGCGTGCCGTCTATAAAGCCACATGGAGAACCAAGCCGAATCATGGGGCCGGTTTAATGAGCGTACCTTACGCCTACTGGGTTGAGTTCGGTAATGCACGGATGCCCGCGCATCCATTTGTACGCAAAGCCTACGATATGCGTCACAAAGAGGCCGAGCAGTTGATGGAAAAGACGATTAGGGAATACATTCATGCTACAGACAATCATTGAAGCGATTGCCGCCATCCCAAATGTTAGGGCGGTTTATCACGACTACGCGCCTGAGTTATCCACGCCGCCCTATGTGGTGGTGCAGTTGGTGGGCGGTGGGGGCAATCAATTTATCGATACGCAAACGGCGGGCGGTTATGAACGCCGTTTACAAGTGGCGGTGTGGGCGAATGAGCGCGCACAAGCCATGCAAATCAGCGGGCAAATTGAGCAAAAACTACTCGAACTGCCTCGCGTCGCCGCCGATAGTGCGGGAACCTCTGATCATGACTACGAAGTGAACCTCCGTGGGATGCGTCAGGATTTTATGTTTATTTCTTAACGAAGGGAAGCAAAATGGCGGTTAAATTACCAGATGGGTCAACATTATTGTTGGCAAACTCTTATGCGACGGCGGTCACTGTAACCGCCGTTTCCAATGCAAATACGGCAGTATGCACGGCGGCAGCGCACGGCCTGACGACGGGCAGTTTTGTTGAAATCACCTCCGGCTGGAGTGGTTTAAACGCGCGCGTGTTTAAAGTTGGTGCGGTCACTCCGACCACGTTTGAATTGGCTGGTGTGGACACATCCGATACTGTCAAATACCCAGCGGGCGGCGGCATTGGCAGCGTGCGTGGTGTTTTAGCATGGACGCAAATTCAACAGATTTTGGATTTCTCAACCTCTGGCGGTGAACAAAAATTCGTCGAATATGAATTTTTGGAGGATGACTTCGGGCGTCAAATGCCGGGTACCTTCTCTGCGCAGTCGTTGAGCATTGGCATTGCGGATGATCCAACCTTGCCGAGCTATATTGCTTTGAGGACCGCCAGCGATGCGCGCGCAATTCGCGCGATGCGTTTGTCTTTGCGTGATGGCACCAATATTTTGTATAACGGCTATGTGTCGCTCAACGAAACGCCGTCCACCACTAAAGGTCAAGTGATGCAGGTTAAAGCATCGTTGGCTTTGTGTTCTAAACCTGTCCGCGCATAAGGTCAATCATGGCAAGCAAACTGAAACTCAAGCCGAATGCGACGTTTAAGTATTCGGTATTTATCCCCGTTGCAGGCTCGGAATCCGAGCCTGTTTTGTTTGAATTTCGCGCCAAGACGCAAGACGAGTTCGATAAGTTCATCAAATCGTTGACCAGCTTTGAAAACGATGTCGATGTGCTGATGGATTTTGTGGTTGGCTGGGACTTGCCAGAAGAGTTCACCCGTGAAAATCTGACGATATTGCTGCAAAACTATATCGGCGCAGGTCGCGTGATTTGCAAAGGCTATATTGACGAAATCAGCAAGGCGCGACTGGGAAACTAAAAGCGGTTGCACGCGCCCTGTATGAGCCACAGGCCAGCGAGTCGGAATTAGAAGCGTTTGGCCTATCGGCGGAAGACTATGGTAGCGAAGAGATCGACGTGTGGCCAGATAACTGGCCGTCCGTCGATTTTTTTTTGTCGGTGTCCACGCAATGGCGCACGGGCATGGGCGGCGCAACCGGACT